CACAATGAACAGGCTGTTAACGATGCAAGTAGAAGTTGACGGCTTATCAGATATATTACGGGCAGATGGTGGCGAGAGTACTTATGAAGAAGTAATTACAATGGCCATGATCCAACAGGCAATGCTTGGAGATGTAAAAGCTTATCAAGCAATCATGAAAACAGTTGGTCAGACAGATAAATCGGCAGAAGATTTGGAAGAACAGAAAATCCGGACAGACAGAGCTAAGAGAGCCAGAGATCAGGAAGTTGGAGATGCAGATAGTCAAGATGATAATATCCAGAGCTTCCTGAAAGCAATGAGACCAACTGCAGAGGATCTGCAGGGATTATTTGAGGAGGATGAAGAAAATGCCGAGGCGGAAGAAGAGACCGGCGAAGTTTAATTTCAAGCCATTTTCTCCGCAACAGCAGAGATTGATTCACTGGTGGAGACCAATAATCAGAACTTCGGAGAACAATTATGTGATCGTA